CAACACCAGTTCTTTGTAGTTTGTGACAATGTTTAAACCATTTAGATTTGTTAATCCAATCTGAAATAGTAATGTTTATTTGATTTTTGCTTTCCGTATGAATTAACGGCAAAATATGATTTATGTTTACAACAAAACTTTCACCTTTTGTCGGAATAATTTTTGCCATTTGTTGGCGACCGCGCGCAAGTTTTAAAACTTTACGCGGGTTGCTATCAGGACCCATAAGCATATCTCCGATAACAACATCTTCGACAAGCTTAACGCTTCCATCATACATAAGAATTCGAGCACCCTTAGCGTGGCAACCTGTCGGCGCCAACAATAAAACGTATTGGTTCAATCCGGTTCCGCTTATGTTGTAAGCACGGCCGATGATTCCTGAAACAAGACCGAGCGCGCCAGCTAAAGCAATTTCGGGAACCGGGCGCGGTGCCTGCGCATAGATAAACTGTGCAATTTCCCCCACAAGTCCGGGCGGCACAGAATAGACACCTTTGGAACCGGCAAGTGGCAAAGCCTGCGCTTTGGGTTCAATGGCAGGATTGGGATTTTTGGAAGCTTTCAATTCAACTTCCTTTTTTGCGATTGCTTCATCTAGCTTATTTCGCAAACCGTCAATGTCAACCGGCGGTAACATCCGGTCGAAGCATTTATTCAGCATGTAGGATACATAATCATCGCGCTTTGCTTTTTCGCGTTGCCCTAGACCTGACGAACGGAACATGCGCACGATTTGTGCCCGATTCTGGGTATAGAACGCAATTATGTCAACTAGGGCAAAATCGGCTTCTGATTGCGATTGATAAATGCCATTCCAATTGCCCTTGAATAATTCTTCGAATTTGTCACCATTGGCTGCCGCCAATGCACGATTATAAATTTCTTCGTCGCTTTCTTTTGCTTCGGCAATTCCGGCATAATGGGCAACTGCAACCGAACCTTGCCCCATTTGCCCCCAAAGGATGTTTAACGCTTCGTCATATCCTTTAATTGGCGAATTTCTGTAAATATCGCCCGTCATTGTCATGTAACGAAGCGAAGAATAAACTTCAATAAAGGAACGGCGCCTGCCCGAAGGAATTGCCCCTTTCACGATAATATGCAGCCCTAAACCGGACGGCGACCGTTCCGCATAGCTGTCAAATTCATTGAAAACTTTAATTTGCCTGTCTAATGCTGTTTGATCCCCTTTTGTATCATCAAGATCAATAAAAGCATACGGGTCATTTTCAGTTAAAACAAAGCCGATGCCGTCATACCATCCGCTTTTCATTGCGGATTGGCATTGCGCAAAACTGCACCATGTATTAAGGTCGGTTACACTCGCCAACTTGCCTGTAATTGCGCAATACGGAACCTTTGTCGGCTTTGTTGATTCTTTGTCCTCATATCGCCACATTACCCATTGTGGATAGCCGCGCATTTCATCCGGTATATTATCAAAATCCATGCTTGCGCAGTCCTTCGTCAATCTGATTATATTTGTTCAATGTTACGCTTGCTGCATACTTTTCAGAAAATGCCAGTTTGCGCACCATTTCATGCGAAACGCCGCATTCTTTGGCAACGCAACGCAGCGATTTTATGACAAGCGCGCGCTTCAATCTTTTAATCAGTTCGTCAGCATTCATAAGCAATTGCCCTCAAAAAGTGTGGGCATCATAGCCGACCGCTGCCGGCCTGTCAATTGTAGTTGACAGGCTGCCCTGAACGCGCTACAGTGGCGCCAAGCTTGGGCATGGTGCCCGGCTGCCCTTAAAGGTGACACCATGACAAAGCATTTTGATTACATTGAAGAAGCGCATGTCACGGCTTCGGATAAATACTATGGAAACCGCGTATCTTTAACGTATTTCCATAAAACTATGAAAACTGCCATTGAAGCATTGCAAAGACTAGACGAAATTAAAAAGACCCTTTTTTATGGGCGCGACTGTGGAATTTCAAAGCCTGCTGAAAAAACTTTGACTTTGGAACTTATGCCGTATTGGGTTTCACCTGACGTGAATAAAGATTCCGAAGCATTGAATATCATTCATGCGATCATAGGAAAAGCAACCGAAGCCGGCGAACTTTTGGAAGCTCTTTTGCATTCTTCCGAAGGCAAGCCGTTTGACGAAACAAATGCACTTGAAGAAGTCGGTGACGGCCTTTGGTATGATGCCTTGCTTTTGCGCGCCATCGGTTCAAATTTTGGCGAAGCGCAACAGGTTAACATTGCAAAACTTCGCAAACGGTTTCCGAACGCTTTTACCGAATTTGATGCAAACAATCGTGATTTGTTCGAAGAAAGAAAAATTCTTGAAAATAAAGCTTGACAGGCAAAAAGTTTTGTCGTATAGTTTGCACAACTGACGCAAGGTGCGCCAGCTTAACCAAAGGTGAACTGATGAACACAACCGTAAATCAAGACGCTTTGATTGTGCAATGGCAAGAAGCCGCAAAAACTCTTGCTGCGGCTAAAGAAACTGAATCCGCATTGCGCGCCGAAGTTCTGAAAAACGCTTTCGCTTTCGACCCGGAAGCTTTGCGCGAAGGAACCGAAAATATCGAACTCGGTGCAGGTTATAAGCTAAAGGCTGTTTTCAAGATCAATCGCAGTTTTGTCGGTGGACAAGAAGCTGTCGAAAAAGCTTTGCAGAAAATCGAAAAGACTGGCCCGGAAGGCGAATTCATTGCAGAACGCCTTGTCAAGTGGAAGCCTGAACTTTCTATTACCGAATACAAAACGCTTCCTGACAAGTTCCGAAAGGTGATTGACGAAATTGTTACTTCAAAAGAAGCAACGCCTGCGCTTGAACTTGTTGCGCCGAAGTCAAAGTAACGCCATTGCCCCGGTTGCCCACAAGCGCCGGGGCTTTCTTTGAAGGTCAATACTGTGCAAATATCCCAACTGAAACCCGCTTCACAGCTTGCCCGTCGCTATGGGGTCAAGTCCGTTGTATTCGGGGCGCCCGGATCGGGCAAAACGCCACTGATTAACACTGCGCCGCGTCCGGTGTTGCTTGTGACTGAACCGGGCATGTTGTCAATGCGCGGATCAAGCGTGCCGGCTTGGGAAGCATATTCAGCGCCGTTGATTACCGAGTTTTTCGATTGGTTCATGAAGTCGCGCGAGGCTTCGAATTTCGATACATTGGGAATTGACAGCATTTCAAATATCGCTGAAATTATCCTTGCCGATGAACTGGCGAAAGTTAAACACGGTTTGAAGGCTTACGGCAATATGTCAGAAAGAACAATGAAGATTTGCAATGATCTTTATTATATGCCGCAAAAGCATATTGTAATGATTGCCAAGCAAGGTCTTGTTGAAAATGGGAAACAAACTATTCTGCAAAATGGGGAAATTACCTATGAAGCGATAATGCAAAAGCGCCCGTTTTTTCCGGGTAAAGACTTGAATGTCAAGATTCCGCATTTGTTTGATAACGTCCTGCACTTGGGTGAAGCTACTGTTCACGGCCAGCCTAAACCTGTGCGAGCATTGCGAACAAAGGAAATTACCGAAGTTTTTGCGCGGGATCGTTTGGGCAATTTGAACGAACTTGAACCGCCAGACCTTGCAGCGTTGTTTGCAAAAGCGATGCAGTAAACAGCTAATCCGCTAGGCTGAAATTTAGCGGAATTTTCGAAAAGGTGAGAATCATGCAGCTTATCCAACCCTTCAATGCGCAGCAATATGACCCGACGCAAAGCGCCGGCAGTCTGCCCATTGGCCGGCATCCTGTGATTATCGAATCGTCCGAAGTCAAGGCCAACAAGGCAAACGATGGTGGCTATTTGCAGCTTAACTTGCGGATCATTGACGGGCCGCAACAGGGTACGGTCGGCGCCTATCGTCTGAATCTGTATCACACGAATCAGCAGACCGTAGAAATTGCCCACAAGCAACTTTCCGCTATCTGTCACGTTCTAGGCGTGTTTCAGGTTACGGATTCTTCGCAGCTTCATAACCTGCCGTTCTTTGTCGAAGTCGGGCCGCAAAAAAGCGATCCGCAGTATACCGAAGTTAAAAAGGTGTACGACATGAACGGAAACGAACCGGGCAAGGCTGGCGCCCCTGCGCCCGCCGCCGCGCCTGTACAAGCCCCGCCGCCGCAGGAACAGCAGCCGAACCCGGCATTCGGCCAGCAAGCGCCCCAAGGCGCCCCGGCATGGGGTCAGCAGCCGCCCCAGCAAGCGCCGCAGCAGCCGCCACAAGCCCCGACTGCCCCGGCATGGGGTGTTGCACCGGCCCCGGCCCCGCAACAGCAGCAGGCGCCCGCATGGCAGCAGGGCGGGGCACCGGCTGCCGCACCGTGGGGCCAGCGTTAAGTTAACGGCGCAATTTGCCGGGGTCACTCAAGACCCCGGCTTTCTTTTGAAAGGCCGTTTCAATGTCCAAAATAAAAGACGCATTGCCCATACCGGAACAATGCGATAACTGTTGTTCATTGAACATTCAATTTACAACAAACGATAGAATCTACGGGCGCGCTTATGGCGATTGGCCGAAGATTTATTACTGCAATGATTGCCGCGCTACCGTAGGTTGCCATTACGGCACAGAAATTCCACTAGGCCGGATGGCAGATCGTGCAACGCGGCAACTTCGAACGCGGGCGCATTCCGAATTCGATAGGCTTTGGCAAAGCGGCTTAATGTCAAGGTCGAAAGCGTATAACTGGCTTGCTTCGCAACTTGGCATTGCCGCTTCCGATTGCCATATCAGTTGGCTTTCAAAAGATCAACTGAAAGACGTTGCGACTCTTTCCGCCGATTATCTGTCAAAAAATTATGCCGCTCTTGTGCGGCGAAAGGTGAAAAACGATGCCAAGCAAGAAAAGCGAAACCAGCGAGCAAATGCCGTTGAGCGAAGAAAAGCCGAATCCGCAAGACGCCAAAAAACAAAGCGTCGCGCTTGATTCACCCGGCGTT